TCGCTAATAAGTCGTCTTGCTATTGATTCTTTAAGTAGCTTCTTACGTTTAATTAACTTATGATGAGCGATCTTAGCATCAATTAACCGAGCAGCCCAATAATGCTTACGGGATGGTAATTTTAATTGTACATCTTTAATATTAAAATCATTTATTACAAGATCTCTACCAATTTCGTCTTTATAACGCTCTATCAATTCCACATAATCATTATAAATATATTTAACCATGAAATCAACTGTAACTTTCAAAGAATATTTTAAAATATATGTTGAAGATATGACAGCTGGAGGAGCTATGGGTGGGAGTGCCGGAGGATTTAGTCCTGATAGTCCAACTAGTTCAGATTTTTATGCTCCAGGCGACGCTAGAATAGCTACACCTGACAAGTATATACGAACAAGATCGGGTATTTTACAACGTAAACGCAAAATTAAGCGTAATACGAAACGTAAGAGTAAAAAATAATGGACTTAGGTCACTGGATCACCCTTGTAAATACAACAGACGATAATATACCGTATGGTTTTATATATAAAATTACATGCCTTACTAACTTAAAGTCGTATATTGGTAAAAAGCAATGTAAGACTATTTTTAAACGTAAGCCATTAAAAGGTAAACGTAATAAAAGACACGAAGAACGTGAGACAGATTGGAAAACATACACATCTTCATCACGAGAGCTTAATGAAGATATGATTACATACGGAAAAGACAATTTTAAATTTGAGATTTTACGCTTCTGTAAATCAAAATTTGAATTATCATACTTTGAGGCTAAACTTCAATTTGAAGAGGAGGTTTTGTTTAGAGATGACTATTACAACGGAATTATTAACTTGCGAATTAGCAGACCAAAAAACGGAAATGATTATAGATTGCAAAATTCCACGTTATAACATTAAGTTGTTAAACTTTGATTATATTTTACAACACACCTTTCATAAGTATAATGCTGATATTGATTTATATAATATACGTAACGACTTTAAATATAAGGATACACAAAAGATATTCATTAACGCCTTAATTGTTACTTTATGTGATAAAATCAAAACGTTATCTGGTTGCGAGTCTATTGCAATTTATGTTAATCGCAATACTTTTATGATACCACAAGATGAAAGCGATGTTTTACTTGCATTAATCTTTAAGTCTTTAAAAAAATTGCCTTTTCAATTTATAACTAATGACACGACAGTTGATTTTTTCCTTGATGAGATACATAATAATGTTGCTGAGACGGTGGTAGAGCTCGAAACACAGTTATTTTATAGTAAAAACTTTGATGTTACGAGATTTTCTTTTAAATCACTATTTAAGTTTCTTAAATCATACGATTTAGTCTATCTTTATGATGTGTACTTCAAGCAATCATCCAACAAATTACTTGTTGTTAGATAAATATACATATGTCCAAGTTTTTGAGTATTGTAGAAAATAACTTACCCTCTGAGCAGGCTAGTATTAAGAGTAATATGGTTGATAAATTAGTAGAACTACTTAACACTGTTAGTCAGATAGAAGTAGAATCACTTCATAGACCAAAGGAACTTAAAATTAAAATTGGCAACAATCATATAGTTTTAGAGGTAAAAAGTGTATATACTAGTGATATTAAATCGGAAGATGCTGAGGATCCTGCTTTAGCTGCAGCTAACACTGTTGATAGAAATGTAGATATGCTAGCAGCTAAAAAAGATCCGATAGCATTACCAGCTCAAACAGATCGCATTAAGACAGTAAGAGGAGCTGTCGGTGTATATAAGGACTTGACTAAACAACTAGCAACCGCTTCGAGGATTGCTAAGCAATCCTCTAACATACAACCAAAGGCATATTAATGAATAAAGTCGATACACTATTTAAAAAATACTATAGAATACTTAATGAACAAGAGGTAGATCCTATGGATCCTACAGCTGTATCAACTGAACCGGAACCTGAAGTACAAGCTCCATCGGAACCGACTGTTAAGCCGATTAGCTCGAATGAAAAATTTGTAATTAAAGTTCTCACAAATGCATTTTTATTCAATCCAGAGAAGTTCTCAGGGTCAAAGCGAGAGTATATTAATACAGAAATTAACAGTATAAAAAACACTGTTAATATTCCAGTACCTGAGTTACTCGAGAGAATTATCAAGCTAATAGGTTTAATGTCTGGATTAAAAATAACAGAATCTAAGACGTTAAATGCTATTAATAAGTATATATTCTTAATAGAACAGCCTGCAGATGCTACAGAACCTCAAACAGTAGATATACAGCCAAAGAATGCTACCGTTAAGGTAGATGTAAACGAGCCAAGTATAAATAATTTAAACTTAATTGAGATATTTGATTCACTTTATAAGGAACTAATAGTTAAAGCATTAGGACACGTACCTACAGAAGAAGAATCCATGATATTAAAACCTGCTGTCAGTGAATTTGCTGATGTAGATCCTGAAAAGATCGTTACTGTAATTAAAGATCTGTTAAGCCAATCTTCAAATAAAGATCTAGAAGATGTTTTAGGAGATAACGGTGAAGAATCACTATTTTAATATATGCATAATAAGCAACTATCAAATATCTATAGCAACAGGGTATCTACTATCGGTCTTATTGGACCGGATAGGTTTATTGTACGTGTTCTAAAAGAGGCAGATGATAGTACTAAGAAATACAGTAAAAAGGAACTTGCAACAATAATATCCTCCAAAGATATACACCTATCACCGGGTACATGTGGTAAGGATGTACGTATACAGCCTATAGGCGAATACGATCCGAAAAAATTTCCTGAGACACTACAGCAAGCTGAACTAGAAGTTATTAAAGTAGCTCTACCTGGTGAAGAAGGCTCTACATCCGGTCAACTGCGCACATATATAGTGCAGGATATTAACGGAAATGAATATTCTGTTGTTCTAGGTAAGGGCAAGGGCTTTGGTACGGTAGATGAGGATATTGTTCTAGAGGATCTAAAAGATCAAATAAAAGCTTTGCTTATTGAAAATGATGTAGATTATATTACTATTAATATAAATGGATATCATCAAAAAGTTGACGGAGTAAAGTCTACTCCTGGAACACCAAAAAGTGATTTTAATTTTACTTTTAAAGGTAAAAACGTATTGTTTATATCTCATAAAGCAGGTACAAAAGCTAGACATCATCAACAATATGGTGGTACAACTTGTACATCGGGCAAAGAGATTTGCGAGCACCCTGAAGTAAAGAACTTTGTACAAATGCTAAAACAGAAGTATCCAGATCGTATGTCACCTGGGTCTTCTAATTATTTAAAAATAGAAGATGGTGAATTAAAAAAATTATCCGTCTTCGGTATGGATTATGGTAAGGAATACGGTAATAACAATGTAAATGTTCTCTTACAGGGTAGAGTCGAGATAGTACCGGATGGTGATGAATATAAGCTAACAGCTAGTCACATCGTATATAATGGTGATCTACCGATCGGTCCGTATGAGCCTGTATTATATGCACGCTATAGCGGCTCACGAGGTGGTAATCATGGAATTAAGGATTTAAGATCTATGATTACACCCATAGGTAAGGTCTCTAGCAATACACAGGATATTAAATTAAATAAAGCTAACATAGCGGCTATAAAAAGTTCGCGAGCAGATATAGAAAACTTATTATGATAGATTTTAAACATTATTACCATGTCATTGTAGAGGGAGGAAAAGTGTTTAAGCAATTACCTACCTCACGTATTCAATTAGCCAATATTAAACCGACTATTGATATGCTCTCAAATATTGTTGGTATTAATCTTAATAGGTGTTTGTTAGGTAGTACAGGTAAAAGGGAGTCGTCAGGAGATTTAGATATAGCTATTAATAATAAAAAATATACAAAAGATGAATTAACATCTATATTAAAAAATTGGTGCGACGAACGCAACTTAAATCCAAAAGAGTATATCTCCCGTTCAGGTATAAGCGTTCATTTTAGATCGCCCATTATCGGCCGCGATGAAGAGTTTGTACAGACAGACTTTATGTTTGTACCTGATGTAAAATTTGCTCAATTTGTTTTAGCTAATGATGAGGTATCCCCCTTTAAAGGTATGCATAGAGCAATAATGTTATCAAATCTTGCTAAAAATATTAACTGTAAGTGGAGCGGTATTAAGGGTATTACAGATAGA